AAAGATGGTGTAATGAAAACTGAAGATTTAAAACACCTTCTAGCTTTGTTAGTTTTAAACAAATTTTCAGATTCGAAGTTAAATAAATTCACTGGTGAATTTGGTAAGGATGGTAATTTTACTTATTTAGACATGAACGACCCTGAAGCTTTCAAACTTTATGCCGAAATTTGTCAGAACTTTATTGATAAACGAAATCCTAATGCTGGCGTCGACGGACAAATGATGGCCGAATGTTCCAAAAGATACTTTTCACAAGGATACGTACCGCCTGAATTAGCATTAGCACAATTAGCGTTAGAGGGAGGACTTTCAAAAAATCAAACAGTTAGACCAAGAAGGACTAAAAATCCATTCAATGTTGGTAATACTGACTCAGGAAAAAACAAATATTTTTCAACAGTTCAGGAAGGTGTTTGTGCGTATTATGATTTGATGGTTAGAAGATATTTGACCGGTGGAAAAAGAGCAGGTGATTTACTTAGAAACTTCGTAAATGTTAACGGATATAGATATGCATCGGGTGAATATGAACCCAAATTGAGGAGTATTGTTTCATCTGTGTCCAACATAAGTGACATGGTCTTATCAAAATCTAAGTTAGGTTCGTCCAATCTTGCATAATATTTTCTACTTATTTCGTGGTTTCATATATTTATAAAGAAAAAATTAAATGGCTTTAGTCACATATCTCGTAGCCCCATGTTCTGGAGGGTCAGCATTAAATGTTGAATTCAGTTCAACCACGTTACCTGTGGTTGGTGGTAATTATTATCTTATTTTTACAGGTGCAACAGCTAGAGGTTGTTATGAAATTGTGGATACGGCAGAACCTGCAACAGGAGTAGACGAAGTTACAGGTCCTTTAGGTACCAATTATGGAGACTGTCAAACATGTTTGAATGCAAATCCAACACCGACCCCTACTCCTACCCCAACAGTAACTCCGACAGTAACTCCTTCGATTACTCCTACGACAACAAGAACTCCAACACCCACTGTAACTACAACTCGTACACCAACACCAAGTATAACACCAAGTATAACGCCAACAAGAACAGTAACTCCTACACCAAGTATAACACCAAGTATAACACCTACAAGAACAGTAACTCCTACGCCAACCATAACACCGAGTATAACACCAAGTATAACACCTACAAGAACAGTAACCCCTACGGTTACAGCAACAAATACTCCTACACCAAGTATAACACCAAGTATAACACCTACAAGAACAGTAACTCCTACACCAAGTATAACACCAAGTATAACACCAACAAGAACAGTAACTCCTACAGTTACGGCAACGAATACCCCAACACCAACAAAGACCTCAACCCCAACACCAACAAAGACCTCAACCCCAACACCAACACCAACGATAACTCCATCCCAAACTAGTATAGGTACAACCTACGTTAACGTACAGTATGAATATACAAATCAGATGGAAGGTAGCTTCAGTGGTGGTACATGGAATGCAAGTTTAGGGGATGTTCCTCATCCTGAAGCTTACGTTGAAGGAACAAGAGGTTGGGTAATTGATTTGAGTGCGGTAAAATTAGGTGGATTCAATGGATTAAATAACTAAAAAATAAAAAAAAATAACACTATAAAATGGGAAAATTAAAACCGTTAGGAAGTGAAAAATTAACTGGCCAAGAGAAGTTGAACAGAATTATGGAGATTGCCAGGTATAATGAAGTTCCTAAATTAGAAACAAATACTCTCAGTACTACAGAATATTCAATAAATGTATCTGATGGAAGTGGGTATCAAATTGTTAGAGAAAAAATGGGATATGTAATTAAAAAAAATATTTCAGAATCAGAGGTTGATTATATTGAACCTATGAGGAATAGGAAATATTATACTTCATATTCTCAGGCTTTGAAAAGATTGAATTTAATTATCAAAGAATCTAATAGAATAAACGGACAGGACGAAGAAATTAGTTTGTTTGGTGAACAAAAAAAATTTGTTTTAAAAACACCACAATCTGCAATGGATGAACCAATGATGGATGAGCCAGCGGCCCCACCAGCAGAACCACCTGCAGTTCCTGAACCACAACTTCCAGATTCACCTGAAGATTTACCTCCTGCAGATGATTCAGAAATGCCTGCAGAAGAAATGCCGGTAGATGACATGGGTGCAGAAGAAATGCCGGTAGATGACATGGGTCAAGGGGATAAAAACGCTGATGTTGTTACTTTCAAGTCAATTCAAAAATTGACAGGAAAGTTAACGCAGAAAATCAGAGAGTATGAACAAGAAAAAGGTTTGACCTCAGAAAATATCAAATATGTTTTGAACATGGTAATTTCTGCAGTTGATTTAAATCAACTTAGTGATGAAGATAAAGAAGACGTTCTTTCTAAATTCGAAAGTGATGAGGAAAATGATGAAATGGATATGGAAGATATGGGTTCAGAAGACATTACAAGTGATTCTGAAGTAGAAGATGTACAAGCTGACATGGACGTGGCAGTTGACCAAGAAATGGGTGAATCATCTATTCATGATACAATCTTAGATAGTATCTTTAGTGAATCAAAAATTGACAAGGTTATTTCAAAATATTTTGAAATGTCTGATTCTGAAAAGAAATATAAAAAAGAAAAGATGGTGAATGAAGAAATTAAAAGAAAATCTGAGTTTGCCAAGAAAGTTAAATCAATTGAAAACTTAAGTGAAACAATAGAACAAGAACTTTCTTCTAAAAAATTTTTACAAGAAAATAAATCTTATATTTTCTTAGGTAAAACCAATAAGAAAAACTTAGTATTTGAAAATAAATCAGGACAAGTGAAAATTTCACCTGAAGGATTTGTTATATGAGTTATTTAATTTTTATAAATGGACTTGGTCCTGATTATAAAGGAGATAATTTATACGAATTCATTTTTTCTGATACTACGGATGTTTGGGGAGAATCATGGGAAAGTAAACCATCAAATTCATATCCGCATCCACCAGAGTTGAAATATATTAAAAGGGTAGGAGTTCTGAAAAACACCGAGTTAAAATTGGAGTTAATTCAGAACTCCGATTATTTTTCGATGGTTGATGCAATGGATGATGTCGTTGCTTTGGCTTGGGAAAAAGAAAATGAAACACCAAAAAAAAGATTGGTTTTTCGTTTTGGAGAAACTGAAAAAGACATCAAAGATAAATTATATGAGAATGATTTAATTCTCGAATTTGAAAAAAAGGTTGTATATGAAAGTTAATAAAAAGGCTTTAGAACTAATTGAAAAGGGTTTGTCCTCAAAAACAGTATCAAAACTTAACGAAGGTCAAATTTCTATTTTACACAAAAAATTATTGGGAGAAGCAATTACACAAACAACAACAACTTCTTATAATATTCCGACAGCAGACGCCGAGAAAGGAGTAACACTACCACCTACTGAAGCAGGAAAAAAGTTATCAATACGAAAAACCGCGACAGGAATTAAAGCAACTCCAACCGAAGAGGTAAATGAAGATGACGATGATGATTTAGTACAACAAGACTTAACACAAAAAGTCAACGGTCAATTACCACCAGAGGACCAATCAGACCAAGCAGACGATGGTATGGACGACGATACAAATCCGAAAAACAAAAATTTAAGTTCAGTCGGTATGACAGAAGAAAAAAAGGAAAATAATGCTTGGGCTATTTGTCATTCTCAGGTAGGACCAAAAAAATCAAGAAAATGGGAAAGATGTGTAAAAGAAGTAAAGAAACAATTGGGTGAAGGAAAAAATCCCGTAACTTTGTTCTTGGAGGAAAAAATTATGAAACTTGTAGAATCTCATTTACCACCTAAAATTACAAAGAAAGATTTGATGAATTATTTGGTTGAGGCAGAACCCAAAGTTGCACCCAAACCAGGTGTAAAAGAACCTAAACCCGGCACCAAAAATCCACCAAAAATAAAACCTGGTCATCCAGGTAGAAATCCCAATCCAAAAGTTAATCCTGCTCCGAAGGCAAAAAATCCTGAGGAAGCTAAATCTGCAGTAATAGATACTATAATAAAAATTTTGAAAAATGGCTAAAATTAAAGAACAAATAGATTATGGAAATAGACCTGAAAGAATGGACCCTAATCTAGAAAGAAAGTTAAGGTCAGGTGAAAACATTTATTCTGATAATCCTTCATTCAAAAAAGGGTCTGACGATGTACAAAGATTAGTGAGTTCAAGATTTGGTAAAGTTGCCGATAAGTTGAAAGAAGTTACGGGAAATCAAAATATTAGTTCACAACAGGTCCAAGCAATGATTTATAGAGAAATGATGTCTAAAGTCCCAACTATAATTCAAATCGAGGGCAGACATAGGGAAGAGTTGGAAAACTTGGCGATAGAGGCGTGTTTGGAAGAAACTGAAGTACCAAGTGATTGGTATGAAATAGTTGCAAGGTTGAACAGACAACCAATAGATGTTTCTAATTTCAGATACCAACCTGAAGAAGAAAAGGAAGACGAAGATGATGATGAAGAAAATAAATTAGAAATTCCGTCATTCGAGGTCGAGGATTTGACAGATGAGGAAATACTTGAATTAGAAAAACACAAAAGAAATATCATAAATGCTATCATCCAAGGTGCAGCTAAAAAAGGTCATTATATATTTCAAAAACCTGAAATAAAGGCAGAATTAGATAGAATTGACACAAGATTGTATCCTGCTTATTTGGGTATTATGGCAATAAATGATTTTCTTTACTTCACTATGGAACAAATGATTGAAATGATGAGTCAAACTGGAAATGGTGTTGCTGGTAAAGTTGAACTACAAGACAATGATTCAGATGATGAAGATGGTGGTGAAGAAGGTGAGGAAAAACCTGATACAAAAATCGTTGCAGATGGTTTAATTTTCCCAATACTTTGTCATGAGATTATTAAAGGTGTTGAAGAGTCTGCAGGAAGACATGGATTACCTCAAGATACCGAGTTGGCTCAAAAAGTAATGGGTCAAACAGATTTATTATCAAATGAACCAATGCAACTCAGAATAGGTCCAGAAATAGTTGAAAAACTTAGAATGGTTTTACCTGATGAAATGTTTAATGATTCAAATAAAGGATTAATAAATTGGTTCAAAGTAGAATTATACAAATTAGATGCTAAGGAATTCTTGAATATAATTGGTGATGTAATTTCTACTGATGAATCAAAAAATAAAAAAGCCACAAGGAGATTTGAAGAGTTGATGAAAGAGGCTATGAAAATGAAAGAAGAGTACGATTCTTATAAAGAAAGCAAGGGTGAAGAACCTGACTCTGATGACGTTGACGATGACGACCTCAAAGATTTCTTGGGTGGATTGGGAATATCCCTAACTTAAAAAAAATTTGTGACCAAAGAACAATTAATTATCGAGGTTACTAAATGTATCAGAAATACACCATACGCATTAAGGACATACTTACAAACCTATGATAATACGGTTTCTAAGTATGTTCCTTTAGATTTATTTCCTGACCAAGTTTCATTAATAGAAGACTACGAAAATTTTAACGAAAACATCGCCCTCAAATATAGACAGGCAGGTGTTTCTACAGTTACTGCCGCTTGGGCATCAAAAAAACTAGTTTTTGCAAAAAAACAAAAACCTGAAAAGGTTCTTATAATTGCAAACAAGTTGGATACTTCGATGGAAATGGCTAACAAGATTAGGTCGTTTACAGAACAGTGGCCTAATTGGGTTGGTGTTGGTTTTTCACAAGAAAAAAATTCTCAAAGACATTTCAAACTTACAAATGATTGTGAGGTTAAAGCTGTGGCAACGTCTAAAGATGCCTTGAGGGGTTATACTCCAACAATTCTTATTTTTGATGAAGCTGCGTTCATAGATGCTGATGGTGATTTTTGGTCAGCATGTATGGCATCACTTTCTACAGGTGGTAAAGTTATTGTTGTTTCTACACCGAATGGGTATGACCCGATTTACTATGAGATATACGACCAAGCTTTGAGAAGTATGAACGATTTCAAAATATCTGAGATGTTTTGGTATCGTGACCCAAGGTATACAAAAGATTTGTACATGGTCAAAACAAATGATTTGGTTCATTTTTTATTAAACAAAGAAGAATATTCAACGGATGCGGTAATCAGTCTTTCTGTTGTAAATCCTTATGAACGTGACCATTCTGTCGTCACAGAATACATTAAACAAGGATATAAACCTTGTTCTTCGTGGTTTGAGGGAATGGTAAAAAAATTAAAGTATGATAGAAGAAAAGTTGCGCAGGAATTAGAGTGTAACTTTTTGGGTTCAGGCGACAACGTTTTTGAATCCGAAATACTTCAAAATATTGCACAAAACACACTCCAAGAACCAGGTGCTAAACTCATGGGTGGGGCTCTATGGATATGGAAAGAACCTATAGTCGGACACAAATATATTATGGGTGTAGATGTATCAAGAGGAGATTCAGAAGATTTTTCTTGCATTGAGATTATCGATTTTGATGAAAACGAGCAAGTTTTGGAGTATGTTGCTAAAGTACCACCAGATGTTGTTGCTGAAATTGCTTATAAGTGGGGGACAATGTACGACGCTTTTTGTGTCATTGATTTAACAGGCGGAATGGGTGTGGCAACTGCAAGAAAACTGCAGGAACTTAACTACAAAGGATTATATGTAGATACAGTAGATACTGCAAACAAATGGAAATGGGACCCAAAAATTAACGAAAAAATTCCTGGTATAAATTTCAATAGTAAAAGAGTTCAAATAATTGCATCATTTGAAGAAAATGTTCGACATGGGTTTAAAGTAAGGTCTCATAGATTATATAATGAAATGAATACATTCGTTTATATCAATGGAAGACCTGACCATCAAAAAGGACATCATGATGATTGTATTATGGGTATATCTATGGCAACATACGTTGCAGAAAAATCTTTTCAAAAGCTTACAAAAAATCTGAATCACACAAAAGCAATGATTGATTCTTGGGCAACTTCGATAAATGAGAATAAAAACTCATCACAATTTTTCAATCCTATGATGCCTCAAACAGACCAAAAAAGACAACATTTTCCAAACCAAGGACCATCGAGAGATGACTACGAGAAATATAGATGGTTGTTTAGTAATTAGAACTATTTATATTATCAATAGGTAAAACTAAAATTGTAAAATGGCGGAAAATAACAATCTGACGATTTGGCAAAGATTAGGTAAGGCTTTTGGTCCAAATTCTCTTTTGGGTCAAGATTACCCAACTTTTAAATTCGACAAAAAAGAATTATTAAGAACACAAGATAGAGGAGAATACGAAAGAGAAAAATTACAGGCTCAACAAACTTATTATATTGCAAATCAATGGGCTAAAGTTGAAAACAATCTTTATACTCAAGCAATATTTTACGAACCTTCGAGACTTTCAGCCACGTATGACTATGAGTCTATGGAGTATACTCCAGAAATATCTGCAGCTTTAGACATATATGCCGAGGAATCTACCACGGTTAATGAAGATGGATTTATGTTACAAATTTATTCTGAATCAAAAAGAATAAAAGCGGTTTTGGCGGATTTGTTTAATAACACTTTAGATATCAATACAAACTTACCGATGTGGACAAGAAATACTTGTAAGTTCGGTGATAATTTTATCTATCTTAAATTAGACCCAGAAAAGGGTATTGTAGGATGTCAACAATTACCTAATATTGAAATTGAAAGACATGAAATTGGGGTTACCGATAAAAATGCTGTTAATTTAGGAAAGGCAGAAGCAAAGAAAGCTTTAACTTTTGAATGGAAATCTAAAAATATGACATTCCAAACGTGGGAAGTAGGTCACTTCAGACTACTTGGTGATGATAGGAAACTCCCTTACGGAACATCGATGTTAGAAAAGGCTAGAAGAATTTGGAAACAATTACTTTTATCGGAGGATGCAATGATGATTTATAGAACCTCAAGAGCGCCTGAAAGAAGAATTTTTAAGATTTTTGTGGGAAATATGGACGACAATGATGTCGAAGCATATGTAAATCGTGTTGCAGATAAATTTAAAAGACAACAAGTAGTTGATTCCAAAACGGGTAACGTAGATTTAAGGTTCAATCAAATGGCAGTGGACCAAGATTATTTTGTTCCCGTGAGAGACCCCGCAGCTCCAAGTCCAATTGAAACTTTGGCAGGTGCACAAAACCTATCAGAAATTGCCGATATTGAATATATTCAGAAAAAACTTCTGACGGCCCTTCGTGTTCCGAAGGCGTTCTTAGGATTTGAGCAAGTAGTCGGTGACGGTAAAAACCTATCACTTCAAGACATTCGTTTTGCAAGAACTATCAATAGAATCCAAAAAAGTATGATTCAGGAATTGAACAAGATAGCAATTGTTCATTTGTTTCTTTTGGGGTTTGAAGATGAGATTTCTAATTTTACACTTGGATTAACTAATCCTTCCACACAAGCTGATTTATTAAAGATAGATGTTTGGAAAGAGAAAGTTCTTTTGTATAAAGACTTGGTTTTAGACCCAGGAAATGGAATCCAGCCAACATCAAGTACATGGGCAAAAAAACATATATTTGGCTGGTCTGATGAAGAAATCAGAGTAGATTTGATGCAACAAAGATTGGAAAGAGCAATTGGCGAAGAACTCAAACAAACACCAACAGTAATAAGTAAAACTGGATTATTTGATACTATTGATAAGTTGTATTCACAATCAAGTGGAAGAACATCAACCGAATCAACTGCAGGTGCTGCGTCTGAATTAGGTGGTGCATTTGCGGGAGCAGAAGAACCAACTATACCACCAGCACCAGAACCACAACCTGAAGGCGAGATTACCGCACCTGCTGGAGTGACACCCGAGGGGCAAGACGAGAGAATGAATATTTTAGTAGAAAATAACATTTTCAAAGGTGATACTTACTTGGAACTTAACCACGGACAAGATTCTTTGGGCGAAATCGAAAAAGAATTAGATAAGTTATTAAATTCGTAATATTTATATTCAAATCACAAATATATGACTTTTGGGCTCATTAAATCGGTAATAGAAAATAGTTTGATAGAATCTTATAAAGATGAAAAATCTTTCAAGAAAAGTTTGATGGAATTCAAACAGAATATTCTTAATAATAAAGATTTGTCCAAAGTATATTCTTTATATGATGAGTTGTCGAATCCAAAAGGTTTGAATGAACAAGATGCTAAAGAATTCGTGAACGAAGGTATACAAATGATACAATCACTTCTGCAGCACATCAAACTACCCAAGTTAATGACTGAAACTAAAGTTCAAAATAGGTATCAGGATATTGATGACTTGGTTTATTTGAATAAGAAAATTGATTTGACTGAAAGAGTAAACCTCAAGAAAAAACTTTATAAAAATCTGAGTGAATCTGAAATTAAAAATCAGAAACCAATTAATATTCCTTTGAGTACAATGGTTAGAGTTGCTAATCAAACCGTTCAAAATTATATTGAATCTTTAGATGAAAATACAAAAAAGGAATTCTTTGAACTCATTAAAGAAGATAGTGAATCTTTAGAAAGTAGATTTAATTCACTAAAAGAAAAAACTTTACAAAAACTTTCTCCTGTTTTAGAAAACGAAACCGACGTAGAGACAAAACAAAAGATTCAAGAAACAATAGACAAAATTCAGAATGACAAGTTCAATCAAATTAATTTTTTGAGATTGAAAAAACTTGAAGAATCAATTTAATTGTTCCTTTTTTTCTGAACATATACCGCTTTAAGTCTTTCACTTCTTTCTTTGACTGACTTTTTAGTATACTCTTTTCTTTCCGTAAGTAACTTTTGTTGCTTCGTTTTAATTACTTTTGACTTTAAAGTCTTTAGGGCTTTTTCAATCCCTCCATTATTTTTAATTTCTATTATCAACATATATTACAAATATATAGTTTATTCTTAAAATTTTGACATAGATAAAGTTATGTGTTATCTTTTTAAAAATAAACTTTGGAAATATGGTTAATAGATGAAAAAAGGAAAAAATGTGAAGATAAATTTGTCAAACTCGTTCAAATCTTCATATGGTACAGTAGACTCCAAAAACTTAAAATCACTTTACATTAACATACAATCATGGGTGTCACCCAAACAAGACTTGGAAAATTGGAATAGAGTTGTTGGCAATTTAAGTAGAGAACTAAAACACACCGTATTCGATTCAATCAATACAAATTTATTTAGTAAAAATTCAATTGTAGATTTAGACTTAAGAACAAGTGGTATTTTTTCGGGTAAAAAGTCATTTTTCAACTTAGAAATTAATCTTTACCTCGATAAAGAACTTGATTTTAGGTCGAATGAAATTAAAGATTCTGTCAAAAGAATTGTACGTAGCATCCAAAAAACTAATATCTTAGACAATCAGTATTTTGATTTTTCTTTGACAAAAAAGTAAGTATTACTTAAAACAAATATTTATTTAAAAAAGTTAATGGAAAAAAAACTTAGAATATTAGAAGCACACGAACAAGGATTTGGAATTTTGGTTGAAATGGATGCGGGTTATATATCTCCATTGGATGATATAAACCTTAAGTTTATGAATGAGTCTAAGAATGTAGATTATAGAAATCCTTTTGAATTTTATGCAGTATTACAGAAATATAATACCCCGAATAGAAATGGTAGAACATATCCTGAACCAATACTTAAAAGAGAAGCCGAGAAGTATAAACAAATAATCAAGAAAGGACTTTCAACTTCTGAACTTAATCATCCTGAATCTTCTTTGATAGACTTAGATAGAGTATCTCATTTAATTACAGACATATGGTGGGATAAAAATATCTTAATGGGTAAATTGAAATTATTAACCTCGCCAGGTTTTCATGAAAGAGGTGTTGTTACAACCAAAGGGGATATTGCAGCAAATCTGTTAAGACAAGGAGTCACTTTAGGAATTTCCTCAAGAGGAGTAGGGTCTTTAAAAAAAGTAGGCGAGAGAAATGAAGTTCAAGAAGATTTTGAATTAATTTGTTTTGATTTAGTTTCATCACCTTCTACACCAGGTGCTTACCTTTTTGACGACGTTACAGAGAGAGAAAAGTATGAAGAAAATTTAGAGGAGGAAAAAAAGAATAAAATTGCTTCAGCTCCAAGTGTAAACCAGTCTATTGATTTAATGAAAAAATTATCCGATTATTTATCAAAATAATTAAACATGAACGAAAAATATTTTGTGGCAAAAGTCACTTATGATTTACCTGATGAGAATAGTGGTAAAATTAAAAAAATCAGAGAAGAAAAATTAGTGAAAGGATACACTGTCACTGATATTGAAGCTAAGGTTACAAAACTTTATCAAAATTTTTCATACGATTGGAGAATAACTTCAGTTTCCGAAAGTAAAATAGACGAAGTTGTAGAAGATTAAAAAATTTTAAAGTGGTCAAATTTGACCACTTTTTTTTTTGCATGAACATAAAAGTTTGAATTTCTGATAGATAATCAAAACTTTTTTTGTATTTGATACTATTTATTGAATAAAATTATCAAAATTATGCAAGAAAACAAAAATCTTGTTGAAGAGGCACTCATTCAAATGAAAAATGTTGAAGATGTTATTGCCGAAAATGCAAAAGGAATACTTGCTTCTACTATGAAGGAAGAAATCAGCCAATTAGTAAAAGAGTCTTTATCTGAACAAGACGAAGAAGAGTTAGACACTGACAATGTTGATTCCGAAGAGGAAGTTGATGTTGACTTAGACATGTCATCCGATGATGAAGAGGATGATGAAGATGTTGAAGTTGATTTTGACGCAAGTGGAGATTCTGAAATGGAAGAACCAATTGATTTGACATCTGCATCCGACGAAGAAATACTCAGAGTATTTAAAGCTATGGGTGAAGACGATGGAATCATCGTAAAAAAAGATGATAAAATGGTTCATCTCAAAGACAACGAACAAGATGCTGAGTATCTTATAAAATTAGGAGAATCCTATGAAGAAAACCACGAAACTATGGAATATAACGAAGAAGTATCTGATGATAAAGTTCAAGACGTAATCGATGCAATTTTTTCTGACGAACCAAACATGTCAGATTTAGAATCTGATGATGAAATGAATGTTGATGATTCTGAAGAAGAAGAAGAAGAAGAAGAAGTTGTCTATGAAATTGAATTCAACGAAGAAGATGAAGATGAAATGATGGAATCTGACGATGAAGATGAAATGATGGAATCTGATGACGAAGATGAAATGATGGAATCTGACGATGAAGATGAAATGATGGAATCTGATGACGAAGAGGAAATGATGGCATTTGATGACGAGGAGGAAATGATGGAATCATATAGTCACAAAAAGGCTAAGAAAAAAGAAACAAAAGAAGGAAAAAAATCCATAAAACCTAAAGGTGTTGGAATTGGCTCAGGTCCTAAATTCACTTACAAAAACAAAGTTTCAGGTGGATTTAAAGAAGACAAAAAAGAAGGTCCTAAAACTATGGGTACCGGAAAAGCTAAATTCGAATACAAGAAAGGTGAAAACATGGAAGCAAAATCCAAAGTAGTAAAAAAGGTTGAAACTAAAGAAGCTGCTAGAGGATATGCATTTGGACCTAAAGGTTTGAGAAAAGGAATTACTAACAATAGGAATTTAAAGAACGAATCTTTAGAAACTGAAGTTGTTGCTTTGAGAGAAAAGAATGAAGAATATAGAAAAGCTCTAAATGTCTTCAGAGAAAAATTGAACGAAGTGGCAATATTCAATTCCAACTTAGCATATGCAACTAGAATCTTTACTGAACATTCAACAACTAAAAAGGAAAAGATAAATATTTTGAGAAGGTTTGATAATGTTCAATCTTTAAAAGAATCTAAATCTCTTTACAGAGCAGTTAAAGATGAACTAAGCCAAACTGAAACAAAATCAATCAATGAGACAGTTGAAAATAAGCTTGTACAAAATGTACAAACAGGTTCTTCAACAATGCTTATTGAAAACAAAACTTACGAAGCACCTCAATTCTTAAGAATTAAGGACTTAATGAGTAAAATAAAATAAAAATAAACAAGAAAAATAAAATTCACAAAAATGGGAGCTTTATTAGAATCAGGTCTTGTTGGTAATATTGGTCTTAAGCACCTTAAAGTTATCAAAGAAGACACAATTAACAAATGGGATAACTTAGGTTTCCTAGAAGGCCTAAAGGGTCACATGAAAGAGAACGTAGCTCAGTTGTATGAAAACCAAGCTTCACACTTGATAAACGAAGCTTCAACAACTTCTGACTCAGGTTCTTTCGAAACAGTTGTATTTCCAATTATCAGAAGAGTATTCTCTAAGTTATTGGCTAACGACATCGTATCTGTACAAGCAATGAACTTACCTATCGGTAAATTGTTCTATTTTGTACCTCAAATTCAAAATTACGTAGACACAGGTGTACCTAACAGACACTATGCACCTTACGGTTCTCCAAACGCGGAGGCAGGTCAAACACCAAATGATGGTTACAACTATAATGAAGGTAGAGACCTTTATGATAGATTTTACGAAGGTAATGAACCAGCATTAGACCCACCAGGTTTGTTTGATTATTCAAAAGGTCAGTTTTCTGCCGTTACTGGTACTGCAGTTACTGCCGCATGGAATTCAACAACTCTTAATTTAGTACCTTCTGCTTACACAGAGACTGCTTACAGAAAAGTTCTAATTATTATGTCAGGGTTCGCTACAGTGGCTGCCGGTAAATTAATCGGTCCAGACGGTAACCCAATTGATAACGAATCTTTCTTGTCTGATTTGACAATTTACGGTTCTGTGGATAACGTTTTCACTTCAGCTAACACATCTAACCCTTATCTTTTTAGAGTTGTAACTCAAAGATATGGTAAAGGTATTGTTCAGTATGGTAATAACAATGCAGATGCGGTTTTCCCGAACTCTAGAACAGGCGGTGGTCAATATGACAACCTTTGTGACGTAAATGGAAATATCTATTTGGAAGTTGACTTACAAGTCCCTTGTACTGTAGGACAAAACTCACTTGATGGTTACTCAGGTTCTACTTTCGTTTCTACTATCGGTAACAACAATGCGTTCGTTCCTGTATATAGAATCTATAAGAACCTTGAATTCGAAGATAGAATTGGTGAGGTATCTTTCGACCTTCAATCAGTAACAGTTTCTGTAACTGAAAGAAAATTAAGAGCACAATGGTCTCCAGAAATGGCACAAGACGTTGCAGCTTTCCATAACATCGACGCTGAAGCTGAATTGACAGCTTTATTGTCTGAGCAAGTTGCGGCTGAAATCGATAGAGAAATCTTGAGAGACCTTAGAAAAGGTGCAGCATGGAACTTAAGATGGGATTACAACGGTTGGAAGAGATTGGGTAGTAACGCAGTTCCTTATACTCAGAAAGACTGGAACCAAACTCTTATCACAGCAATCAACCAAATTTCAGCACAAATCCACAAATCAACTCTTAGAGGTGGTGCTAACTGGATTGTAGTGTCTTCTGAAATTTCAGCGATTTTTGATGACTTAGAGTATTTCCACGTTTCTAACGCGGCTCCTGAGCAAGACCAATACAACATGGGTATCGAAAGAATCGGTACACTTGCAGGTCGTTATCAGGTGTATAGAGACCCTTACTTCCCAGCTAACCAAGTTCTTCTTGGTCACAAAGGAACGTCTCTATTAGACACTGGTTATATCTACGCACCATATGTACCTTTACAACTTACTCCAACAATGTATAATCCATTCAACTTCACACCTATCAAGGGTATCATGACTAGATACGCTAAGAAAATGGTTAACAACCGTTTCTATGGTAGAGTTACAGTTGATGGTGTTAGAACATTCGATTTGAAAGAGTTGAGATAATATGGTCTGAACCAAAATACAAAGGGGACAATCTTTATTGTCCCCTTTTTTTATTTATATTGTAAAATAATGATACTTATTATAATATATTTTATCACTATGTTCAATTCATTATTTAATATTGATGCTCAAGAGTATAATAGAATTCTTGAAATCCACAAGTCTGCTACTAGAAGACATTATCTTCTGAATGAACAAACATTGAAAACTGTAAAGTTAGAACCAAAAAGATTCACTCTACCAAATAATACTTTTGTAAGTGGAGATTATGTAAATTTTAATAAAGAAGCAGTTGATGAGGTTATTCGTCAGATGAGTGAGTATCTTAAAGAATTTCCAAAAAATCAGAAGATTGAAGTTGAAATAGAGTCGTCCGAGTCCAAAGTACCTAATAAAGGAGTAAATTTAAAAACAGGTGAACTTTCTAAAAAAAGAGGTCAACAAATGGAAAAATACCTTAAAGGAAAATTACCTCAGAATGTTACAGTTGTTTTAAAAGATTTAGGTGCACAAGGTCCTGATTGGAATCCCCCTGAGAAAGCTACAATAGAACAAATCAAGGCGTTAGCATCACAAGATAGGTATACGCGTTGGCAATATGTGTCATTTAATATTTTAACATCTGCAGAAAAAGAACAAGAATTTTGTGATTTAGGTTTCTATGTGATTGTTGATTATAAAAAGGAATGGTGTAAACCCGATGTGGATGAAAGTAGATGTCATAAATGTAACGAGGCTGTTTTTTACATGTGGGCAAATGGAATTCAACTAACCACTGAAAAAGGAGACTCGAGTATAAATTTGAATAATGGGACAGGTAAAGAAGCAAGCGGCCCTTCAGTAGAGGTTAAGTTGTTTGTTTCTGAAGAACAGAAAAAAAATATACTATCCAAGAACCCTGATGAAATTTCGTTAACTTTTGGGTGTGCATTGACCAAGTGTCATAGTGACCCTGTACATATTACAATTATCAATACAAACGGTGATGTGTTACTAGAACCCACTTTCATAACGGCAGGTAAAAGGTTGAAAAATACAGAGCAACCTATTGAACTTCTGAAACTGAACAAATGTGGACAAGTAATTTCAATTTATGACCCTGAAAAAAAAGTACAAGCACCAATAGTCAAAAATATTCCATCATTCGATTTGAAATATACTGAAGAAGGTGTCGACCCTAAAACTTTAATTCAACTATACAAATTCGTGGAAAATGGTGTTTTTAATTTTCCTCCTGATAAAATGGTAGAGTTTAGACGTTATAAAAATCTTCAAGGGACAACATGGAAAGATTTTGTGAAAGATTATAATGTAACAAGGAAGGATTTGAAAAAACTCGAAAATTTGTTGAATACAACTCCTCAATAGAATAGAAAAACTTCAATTGAACTTCTATTTGTTGTTCTGTTTAGAGAAAAAAGAACTTTTTCTTCACCCAACCTTTGTTTGCCTCTGTTGTATTTTAATTCAGTAATCCTATCAATAGAATTTATTGAAACTGAAAGGTGTGTAAAATTTTTTGGATTGTTTACAAATAATGTTTGAGTTTTTAAGTCAACCCATTTCAGATATTCTCTTTCTTTACCAATTGCAACAATACATTCGGAATACAACAGGAGCTCATTAGGTGTCATTATTTTAGTTAATTCCGAGTTGATTGGTCCAACATATTCAATCGACTGAGAACGGGTAAAAAGGGGGTTTAAAATCCAAAATAAGAGGATTATTGATTTAATCATACAAGTTATTTCAGCAAAAATAAAAATTAAAAGATAATTAACCTATTTTTTCTGAAAATAATTCTAAGAAAAAGGGGTTTCATGAAACCCCTTTTTTATATTACAAAATTTTGTTTGATACCCAAAATACAAACAACGTAGGAGAGTTAACTCCTGTCTTTTATCTTTGAATTTATCATTACCACTTGGCCTGTGTCCACTTATTACGGCACGAGTGATTTCTAATTCTAACTCAATTATTCTCGATATTACTTGTGTTTTGTCCTGTTGTGTCATCATAAGAATATATTTCTTTATTAAGTATTCTCAAAGACTTGGAAATTATTTCTGATTCAGTCAGTGAAAATACATTTTTTGTGTGAGCATAAGCCAATGCTTGAGTCAGGACATAATATACCGTTTTTTTGTCTAAATTATTAATCATATTTTCAACAGACTCTTCAGAATAAAATGCAATACTATCAAATAAAAAACCTTGTGGTTGTTCTTTCTCCATACTTTCTAATTAAGATATTTATAATATATGAAAAAAAATGGAATCAGTGAAGCGACAGGCTCAGGAAGCTCAGGTAAATTTAAAGTACCAATAGTATTAGTACCTCAAAAATGGGAGGACGACCAATTGGGCCCTTTTACAGAACCTGTATATACTTATTCTAATGCTGAGTTAGCATACGAAGAGGCTGACGGGGATTTTGAAGAATCACCTGAAAAAAGAGCATCCATCGAAAGAAGAACTAAAAAATTATCAAACGCAACTATGTATTTAAAAAAATTTTACACAGGTCAAAACGACGAAGAAGGAAGTGCACTAAACCCTACATCTTCAGGTCTACCTCCTGAAGAAGTTAGTTTTCTGAAAGAAGATTTAGCGGTATGGTTTGGTACTAAGAAAAAGAAAAAAGGTAGTTCACAACCTCAAGGTCCATGGGTTAATATTTGTAGAAAAAAAGAAGGTGGTGGACATCCTCCTTGTGGTAGGTCAGAAGCGGAAAGTAAAGGATATCCAAAATGTAGGGCAAGAAGTGTTGCGTCAAAAATGACCGACTCACAAAAAAAATCGGCGTGTGCTCAAAAAAGAAAGGCAGAAAAAACAAATCCTAAATCAGGCACGGGAAACAAACCAAAAATGGTTTCTTACAAACCAAAAAAGAAAAATGAATCAGTAAGAGAATTGATAAAAAAAGTATTGAAAGAAAATTTAAGAAGGCGAAACAGTATCTAATATATTTTTGAGTGAATACTTTATATTATTCTTTATTTCATTTTCCAAAATTAACCTTCTTGTTTCCATTTCTTCGTTAAATTCATTTACAAAAGACTCATATAGTTCATCACTTTCTATATAAATGTTATAACTATAAGTGTGGTTAATGATTGTTAAATTTCTAGCCTCACCTACAATGTAGATATTTTTTTCATCATTATGTATAAATCTTTTATTCGAGATTGGGGCGAACAAAAGTTTTGTTGTTGGAATAACAATTAAATTTTTTGCAATAGATATTGCATATTTTTCTTCTTCTGAGATTATTGGTTTTGGATTGAATTTATCTCTAAGATGAAGATAAACCCTAAAAAGTAATCCCAATGGTTTATTGACCTTCATTTTGTAAAATTAATAAATTTTCTTGAATCAAACAATAGGTTTATAAAACTAACCCAAACATCGTAATCATTCTCATTTCTCCCTATGTTTGCAGAATAACAAGTTAAAACTACGTTATCTTTCGTATAACCTTTATTTCTATCTAATCTATCTAACGAAGGTTGTTGTGGGTGTTTTAAACTATTAGAAGGTATTAAAGGTATTTTAAACCAATAACACAAACCATTTTGATTTTCATACATTTCATTAATATCATTAACAGTCAAGGTATGTTTTTTAGCTCTTTTAGAATCATTTATTAATGTATTTTGCCATAACCTAACTCGTCTTTCTTTTTGCTTAATTCCTTCAGATTTTCTAAAATCTAAATTTTTTCTTTTGTTTTTTTTGTATTCTCTAGTTATTTGTAAAGTGCAGTCTTTACATTTTAAACCCCTTTGAGATTTATAAAAGTCATCAATGATTTTTGTTTCTCCGCAAATTTTACATGTTTTATGTGTTCCCATATCTATAAATACACGGATAAACATTCAAAACACAAAAAAAGGAAATTTTATTTCCCTTTTTTCATATTAACAATATGCTCCTGAACATTGTTTTTTACCATCAAGACCTTTTATTTTACCTTTACATACTTGAACTCCGTAACCTGAACTATATGCGCTTGGGAAAACTTTAAATTTAGCTTTAGCCGCAGAATATCCTCTCGCACATAATTTAGTACCTGTTTTTTTCTTTCCTTCACTCAATTCTTCAAATTCTGCATAACTTTCCCTTTTCCTTGTTTCGTTCATAAAGAAATCAAAAACTTGGTCTAAGTTTGTTTTAGCTTCACTTACGTGGTCATCAGCCCAGTCATGACCATCTTGAATAATTCGGTCAATTTGTTCGTGGCTCATTTTCAACATCATATCACATTGTCTTCTAATTTGTATTAGATTAGAAAAGAACATGTAATTTTCTTTTTGTTCTTTGAGTACTTTACTCACAATATTATTCAAATCTTTTTTTGTAAACTTTACAACTTTATTTTCGTTAACTTTAACTAATCGTTTTGGTGTCTTACCTCCTAACTCTATCATGGGTTGTCCTATATTTTTTGCTACTAAATTTATTGTATCTTGAGGAACTACGTCTGTCTGACTCATTCCTAACTTACTTGCCGTAACTTGCCATCCGTCTTTGGTTGGAACAAGTTTATCAACATTTACTCCCATCCATCCAAAGCCCTTCTTTACTTCTAATTTATACTCCTGTCCGTTTATAATTACGTTTTTGTTGGGACTAGCTTGAGCTTTAACTTGTTCATTTAATTTCTTAATCATTTTTTGTTAACAATTTGAAATGTTAATTGTTTCTTATAAGTATCTACGTCACCACTTATGTTTACTTTGATATCAACATAGTATTGGTTAGGAATCTTATCTCTTGTGTCAAACATGAAATAATATTCATTAGGAGTCCTATTAATTGGAGTCCAGTCTTGTACTTGAACTTCAGTATTACCTTCTCTTACGTAGATACGATAAAATGATTCCAAGTTTTGTAATAATTGTTGTGTACTGTAAGACTTTTTAATAGTTACACCAACTTTTCTGATATCGGTGTTCAATATTTTTTCATTTTGTAATATTCCGTAAAAGTCAAATCCGAATTTTTCGGGCTCTTTAGTGTTTGTACCTATTTGTACTCTAGCAGAATAATCTTGAAGTACAAATTGATTTTGAACGTTCGATAAAGATTGTCCATTCAAAGTTAATCCTGACCATATATCATAAAATTCACAAGGTGATGAGTATCCCGTAAAACCATTTGGAACTGTAACCTCATAAACCCCTTTTGTTCTTAAACATGTAGATAATGATGTCATACCTGAAACAGGGTCACCCAATCTATCCTCGATTCTGACTGTCGGTAAATTATCTAAATTTACAGGTACACCATTTTGATAAATGTATAAGTATAAATTGTTAGTTTGATTTTTGACAAACGTATTTCTGTCGTCTTCAATCAAGTCATCATACGTTGTTTGTAAGAATGGTTGATAGAAAGTCTGAGTGTGTCTTGTGAAAAATCCAACACTATAAGAAATAGATAATCCACTTATGTTTTCAACATCAGGTAGATACGCAATTCCCCATCCTGTGACACCTGTTAAATTTCCAAACAAGATATTGTTGATTTCATCACTCATATCGAAATTAATATCTTCATTACCGAATTCAAAGTGTTGCCTATCTACAATAGTAAGTGCGGAATAATTTACAACACCCAAATTTCTGTTGTTGTATATTCCCTCTTGTGACCACTCTGATACATTTGTGGTTAAATACCAATTTGAAGGTCTGTCTGAATATGACCTCGGGTCTACATATGTAATTGGATATAATCCACCCATCAAACCATTTTGGTTTTTATTTGATTCTGTGTAATCGTAACCTACACCCTCGTCCCAAGGTTGGGTGTTACCAGTTGTTCCCGAGGTTTTAGGTATTCTGAACAAAATCAAATCGAATGAAGATGCTCTTCTTTTACCATCACTCATATCTTCGTTAATCAAATCCTCATCAAAAGATGATGTATTTGTCATTTGGAAAATATGAGTCATACCTGTAGTACACCCTGTTGAAATATATCCGGTTTGTATTTGTTGTCTCAAATAATCTAAGTCCAAATCAAATATAAATCTGGTATATCCGTAACTTGGAGCAATTAAATCTGAAGAACCAAAATTCAATTGCATCACGGGATTTCGTGCCGTATTTGCATATGAATCTGAAATTATTGTGTTATTTCTATTAACGTATGACCTAAGTATTGACATTTATCTTTTTACATAAATATCAATTCAATCTTATATTGGCATTAAGAATTTTATTTGTTGCATTTTGTATCTCTGTCAGCACATCTTCAGCCGTAACTCCGGCATAAGATTTTGGGTTTGGAGGTAACATAGGATAGTTGTGAGTGTGGGTAAGTAAAAAACTAACTATTAAGTTCAATAATTCCATGAGTTCCTCACCCCTGACTGAACTTGAAGTTTTCGGTATAATTTCTTTGATGTATTTATCTGCAGAAATACCATAAACTGTACCATCAAAGTTGATTACTCCTTTACCTGGAATTGAAGAAATCTGTGAAAGTAAAAAAACTTTGTCTGCAGCAAAGGTTCCGAATGTTTGGGGATTGTTAGGGTATTTGTAGCTCTGGATATTAGTTTTATTCAATTTGTATGGTAGTCCTACTTTATTTTGTGCGTATATCAAACCATACCCACTATTTGGAGTTTCAGTGTTTAATTTTATTCTACTATAAAGTTTGTTTGCAAATAAGTAACTTACATTTGTTGTGCTTGGTGCTGGATTAGATGAAACTAATTTGTAAAAATCTGGTGCGGGTCTATAATAGATAGGAAACTTATTGATTGATTCATCGGTAAATAATTCTCTACCTTTGAACTTATTCTTTGAATTTATTTCATTTATAAACCCATTTATAAATTCAGCAGTTTGGTCAAGTGTTAGTGCTCTGAAAGGTTCTGAAACTATTAAAGATTTTAAATTGTCAACATTCGAGTCAACTTTTAACTCTTGAGAATTAACTTTTTGGTCGGGTTTCAATTTATAAAGAAAAACAAAACCTGTGTAACTATTTTGTTCATTCTCGGGATTTATTATAGAATATTCAATCAAATACTTACAAACTACAACGTCTTCAATAAGTTCAGTGTAGGTCTTCTTTTTATCTTTTGTTTTGGTAAAATCAAATTTTTCCAAATGTAGGAAACCACCTTTATTGTTTGCAACAGGTAATACATTCGGAATAAGTTCTCCTTTATATTTATTCGAACGAATTAATACTCCGTTCGGTTTTACAACAACGTCAGAGTTACCCCTACCTAAAATTGAATTATCTCCTGGTTCTGGGAATACCCCTTTTGAAGTATTATTTTCATAACTTCCGTCGGCGTTTTTTATTGGTTTAGGGTTTGTAAATTGTACCCCCCACCCGTTGAATTTTAGTCCCCCTACGTAGTACTCAAAGTTCGATGTTGTAGGTGTTGAATAAGTTGCTTGTACATAATATTGATTTCTATATTGAAAATCTGAATTGTAATACAAGACATTGATTAGTTCTCCAACTTGAGGGACTTGATAAATGAAATAAGGCAATAATGGGTTGAATACAAATGGGTCTCTTTCAGTCCACGGGTCTTTTTGTTCATTCCAAGGGGGTCTATCAAAAGACTTAATCATGTCCTGGTAGTTATCAGAAATCAATCTTGCCCTTACTCTGCCAAGCATAAGAGGGTCTTGATTATTTAAAACTTCGCACTGAAAAAATAGTTGTTTAGACATTATACTCTATTTTGATATTCTGATAATATATTATTATACAACTCTTCGACTTTATCTAAATAATATGTCATACTTATTATTTTTTCTTTGGTATCATCAAAATCTTGAGTCAGTAAATCCATATGTGAAATCAAAGTTGAATTTGGTAGATTTTTCAAATCTTTTTGCGAATCAATTATTTCTTGTAATTCTTCTTTTGTCATTTTACATTTTTTTTCCGTATGTGCTTATTAATCCGATTGGAGGGGCTAATGCTACAGATGTTTGTACTTTACCGTTTTGGCTTTCTTCAGAATCCATACCGGATATAACAGATTTAACAAACTGATTCATTAGGTTATCAGAACCGTCGGGTCCTGGACCAGTAGGAATCCCAAGTTTTTGAAGCTCCTCAATAACGTTCAGTGTTGCTCTTTCGGGTGAAAATCCTGGTAAAAGAGCAGCAAATAAATTAAGAAATGCTGGCAGTCTTATTGCCCCAACTGAGTTACTTATCATTTGTAACAACATTGCAATTTCATCCAATAGAGATTTACATCTTCTATAATCCCTAACAAATCTACCGATGACATACGCCAATTGAACTAACCTAAGAATGATTGCATATTTTTTAAGGGTTGCAGATTTATTGATGTCTCTTATTATGACTTCAAGTAAAACAAAGATTTCCCTTTTCAAAATTTCAAAAAGAGTTTCAATGAAAATTGCAGAAATTCTTGATACTAAAGCAATGACAAACGTCTTATTCTTTTTTACGAAATCCACACCATCATTTATCTCTTTAGAAACTTGTTGACCGATTGTTGTACCTGATTTTAATATTGTATTTGCTGATGATATTAGTTCATTCTGCTGTCTGATAATATCGTTTGCATCATCGGTTACGTTTTTTTCCAATACCTTGAACATAGTCATAAGAGGCAATAACACCTTTGGATTTAGTATGGAAGAAGCTAAGGCCACGGGAAGTTGTTTAATAAAATTTTTACTTATAGATACATCAATACCCGCGGTATTTGGGTATAAAAGTTTCCACTTCGGGTCCTTAGTAATTGAATCAATTATTTTTTCTATCGAATCAACCTGTTCAGCCTTTGTTTGTGTAGGTAAATTGTCTGAAAATTCTACAATTTGGGTTGCAATTGAATCAGCGTCTACGGGTAGCTTGACATTGTCGCAATCTATAAAGGTTACAACACCTTGTTGAGCGTCGGCAATATTAAATTCTATGTTTCTTAAATCTACTTCAGTGAATTCAAAAAAAGCATCATCCACTCCATCGAGCTCACCAACTTTTGCATTACCACTAACATCGATTTCTTCTCTGTCATCAAAGCAAAGTCCTAAAATTCTATTCAAAAGTAATGCAAACTTATTTTGTGCTTCCATTTGTGCAAAACCAACCCTCGCCTTTATATCTACAAAATTTGTTAGATAATTTACTGTAGTTGCTAACACTTGAGGTAATGAAAAAGGTTCAATCGTTGAATAGTAATCCTGAACGAATTCTGTGATATTGTTCATCGAGAATCCTGAAGGATTTTTAGGTGCTCCTTCTCTATCTAAAAGAAAGACTCTAACAAAATCACCACTTTCCCCTAAACCACCTTGGTTTGTATAAACCAAGTCGAATAAATAATCACCCGATTTACCATTATAGTATGCACCATAGTTATTTTCGTAGGTTTGGCCTTGTGATTGGGTCCTTTGTCTCAACGCTTTTAACATAGGATATTTTACCGCACCTCCATATGGTACAAATTCGTCAGATTTAGAGGGTATTTCTTTTTCGTAATATATTTTACCCAACCAACCTTTTAAGGTTGATTGGAAATTGAATAATACATCGGTAGGGTTTAGGTCTGATAGGTTTTCCTTTACACCACTTTCTTCAGGAGTTGGAATTTTCAAACTACCCGATAAATCGATATTTTTTAAAGGAACATAGATACCTTGATTTGAAGGAAGCAGTGCAAGACTTGGTACTTGTACCTCACCAACATTAATTCCAGTATAAGTTTGTTCTTGTGAACATCCCAAAGCCTTTATTGTTTCTTCAGCAAGTATCTTGTTAATTTGAGGACCAATTTCAACTAATGTTTGAATTAATGCCCTCCTTAAAAATTTGAAACTTTCAGGCCCCGCCCCGTTTGTAATATTTAGAAGATTGAGGATTCTATCCATCGAGGTAGGTGCATCTCTTTGAAATCGTTTTTGTTGCTCTGAAATTTTATTCAGTTGGGAGGAAAACTTATTTCCAACATTCGAAAAAGAATTACCTGCTTTGGAAAGAATTTTTTTCTGTGCATCTGAAACCTCATTATAAGTTTTCAGTGCCGTCAGTCTGTTTTCAATCTGAGATTGTTGTTGTGGTAAAGAAAGAGCCATAAATTTTAAATTCTATATGACTCTTCATCTTTAGACACATCCTTTTCAATCAAATTTTGAATCAAATCATCATCCAAATCTGCTAGCGAGAATGATTCTTGTGAAGAGTTAGATTTCTCCCAAATACTTGATTGTATTTTGGAGAGGTTTATTTTTTTTTCAACACAATCATTAATAATTTTTTGTTGTTTTTCAATTACGGGACCAATCATTGTCATGTCTTCAGGGTCTTTCATCATCGTCAACATTTTATTTTGAATTCTGATTGCGGTATTTCTCTGTTCAACTAACTCATTATATATTTCTTGCATGAGAGATAAAATACTCTCTTTAGTAAAATTAATTTCTTTTTTTTGAGGTCTTGGCATATCTATAAATACTTTTTTAGTAATTTTTTAGTTTACTTTGAATCCCGAGATATAGTTTCTTGAATTTTTTTATAGATGTCCTTATTTCTTTAGTGGACAGATTTGTCATTTCTCTAAGAGACAATAAGATAATATTTTTATTAAATTTATTATTGTCTGTTGAAGAAAATATTGTTTCGTAATTATCAAATAGGTCTACTAATGCATAACCCAATTTTTTTTCATTATCACTTAAAAATTCATTATCTATAAAATCTTTTAATTCTTTTATGTAGACTGAAATTACAACTTCAACACCCAAAGTGTCATCGTCTATTGTATAAATCATATCGGCTCTTTCTTCTAAAGCGGAGGATACATCCTCATACGATATTTTTCTATTTGTTTCTTTTTGGTCTTTTATAATTTGACCCATCAAATAGTTTTTACATATCGTACCAAAATATGAATACGCCTTTTTGTTTTTGGAAGGCTTAAATTTATCCACTTTTGTCATCAGAAAAGAATGTGTATCAACATGAATTTCTTGAAAATCCATATCTTTTCTATATAACTTATATCTTCTAATTATTGAAGATATCATCTTATCCAAAGGAGCTCTTAAGAACTCGTTGTAGATTTTGTTTTTTTCTTCGGACGTTTTTGCTATTAAGAATCGTTTTACCGCTTCTTCTTCTCTGATATCAAAGTAGTTTTCTTTTTGAGCTTTTCTACCTCTTTTTTTTGTTACAACATCCTCTGTTATTGCGGACAGAGTTAAGTTCATTAGGATTCTTGTGGTTCGTATTTTATGGTTCTATCCTCAACAAAAAAGTATTCTTTTTTTGCTGTTGCCAACCAAAATTTAACTTCATCCTCGAGCATTTTCTCTGATGAGTTTTTGTAAGACCAAAATATTGAACCTTCTCTCATGTTCAAATGTTTATAACCAAGTTTTGGAATAGTCATTATGTTCACTGAATTATATGTTAATCTCAAAAGAAATTCATATACAAATGTTAACTTGATTGATGACTTGAAATAACCAAAATCTTCGAAAACTTGTTTTTTTATAACTGAACCTGCGGTTTGAAAATTCTGATAATTTTGTAAAGTTTCATTTGTTAGATATCCTAATTCTTGAGTGAAATTTGCGGCAAAGACTGCTTCATTTGTGAATCCTGCAAACATTCCTTTTGAATCAGTATCAACAACAACAGGTAGTAAAACCTGAGCGGTCGGATATGCGTCCATGTATTTTTTTACATTTCGGAACCATATGGATGAATATTCATCGTCAAATTCAAATATTGAAACCCATTCGTATTCGCTACTTTTTATACCAAAATTAACTTGTGAACAATAATTTGGCGATTCTTCAAATTTTAATTTTTTTACGTTTAGTTCTTCGAAATTATAACCATTCAAAAAGTTGACTAAATTTTCTTCTTGTGTATGAACAATTACTAACTCGGAGGGAATTACGTCATTTGATATTATAGACTTTATTGCTTTGTCAAAATAATCTTCAAAGTCTTTTACTGTTGCAGACTTTATTGGCAGAATTACTGAAATTGGTAATTTATTTTTCATATTAATCTTCTAATTTTGAAAGTTGTGATTCTAAAGACTCAACTCTTGTTTTTATGTAAGAATCGAAAAGTTCTAAATTCTTACTGTTAAATTCATCTTTATTTTTATATTTTTCTGAGGTTGCGTCAATACCGGAATAAAGTTCTGGTTTGATGTTGTCTTCTAACCAATTTTGTGTGAAATCGGCAATAAAATCGGGTAACATAGTTATGTCATCAACCCAAATTCCGTTTTCTTCTACCATCCATTCCGGTAGCATATCAGGAATAAGTCCCATAACAGGAACACCACAGGCCATAGATTCTAAAGGATAAGTCCCGAAACCACTTTCTCTATCAATCCAAACAGATAAAAAACATTCTTTTAGAGAGTTGGCAAATTCTTTTTCACTAAGCCCTCTTAAATCTCTAAAAGTAAACCATCTGAATTGTGGGAACTTTAAATAGAAAGTTTTAATTAGATTAATTGTATCGGATTGTTCCCTTGAATGAATACCAATAATTGGCATCGGAGGTAACTCTCTTTTTTCAAAAACATCAGAAATGTATGGAGTCAATATATCAACACTCACATTTTTCATAATTCCCTCGATATATTCCTTTTGTTTTTGGGTGGTTGTCAAACATTTGAAAAAACCAAATTGTTGCCATGTTTGTCCAGGTTGTAACGTTTCTAACATGTATTTGTAAGACTGTGTCATAACTATTTTCCCACATGGGATATTTTTGATTTGTTCCATAACATAACCAAATAATTCAGGTATGACAATAAAGTCTTCAGGTGCAATTTCTAAGTTTTGTTTTTCGATAGACTTATGTGGAATGTTTTCCATATATTCAAGACCCATCCAATCACCCACTCCAGTGTAATCGTTTTTTTCGTGTAGAATTATCGCATTGTAACCTGCTTCTTTCAATGACATGGCAACTTGATAGATATATCTAACAGAAGCTTTAGCGTTTCCCTTGGTGTCTTGGACCATGAAGTAAATCCTTGAGGTCTTATTTTTTAAGTTCTCTATGGATTGTTGAACTTTTTCTTTTAAGTTATTTTCCATTTTTTAATAGTAGTTAATTAATTTTTTATTTAACAGAGTATTGAATGCAATTTTGAATGGGATTGAGGTTGAGCTATTAGATGATTTGATTCCCAGTTTATCATCCATCTCAACATCTTCAGACAATATAACTTCTAAAAGCATTTTGACCATTTCAAATTTAATCAAATTTACTTTAGTTTCAGTAACTCCTGAATTTTCAATAGAGGGTTCTAAACTCATGTCTAAGTAATCTTCAATAGCATCTAAATCAATAAAATAATTTTCACCTAAAACTTTAACCATATATTTCTTTTATTTTGTTTTCAAGTTCTTTTAAATTTGTGATTGTATGTTCAGTTTTAATATGTTTGTTAAAAGAAGTTTCGTATTTTATGACCATTTTTTTTGATGGTTTATTCAAAAGTAGTTCAGGATTTGCAGTAAGTAAAACATCTACAGATTTCCACATCTGTTTTTTTGTTTGTTCGGAATAAAATTTAATAGTTTCAACCAAACAACCAAATTTTGAAATAAAAAATAAAGTTGCAGGTTTGGACTTACCAATCTCATCAGAAACAATTATTATGTCATGTTCCTCTCTTAAATTGTGGTAAAAATCATTAAGGTCATTCATCGTTGTCATCTCAACAGAACCTGCGTGACCGAATATTTCCATCGTAAAATCTTTATATAAAAAATCATAAAGATGGTCTTTATCTTTAAAAGATAAATGATTCATTAGGTCTAATGAAGTTACAGGAGATTTAATTTCATATTTAAAATCATCTTCCTCGTCAGAGTTTTCTATTAACCATCGTTCGTAAACCTGTTCAATTTTTGTGAGAGTGTCCCTGAGAACATTGTTAACATCGATTCCTATTTTCATTCATCATATTTTTTCAAAATTTCAGAGATTAGCGAATTTCTAACAACATCCTTCGATTCAAACTCATGTATACAAATATCATTCATACCTCCAAACCTTTTTATTGCATCATAAAGCCCTGTTTGAGTTTTATCTTTATATCTATCAGTTTGTTCTAAGTCACCTGAGATAAAAAATTTGGAATTGAAACCTATTCTAGTCAGAAGAAGTTTCATTTGATTCGGTGTCGAGTTTTGTGCTTCTTCAAATATGAGAATGGAATTATCAATATTCATACCTCTCATATATGCTAAAGCAAAAACTTCAATCGCTTCTATTTCTTTGAGTTTTTCCCTAGTTTCCTTACCAATTATTTTATTCAATAGATAGTAGGATGGAAATATGTAAGGGTCTAGTTTTTCTTCTACGTTACCAGGTAAACTACCCAATTTTTCCTCAGCTTCAACTGCGGGTCTAACAATTATAATTTTTTCATATGGTGATGTTGGGTCTGACAATAAATCAATTGCACATTTCATTGAGATATAACTTTTACCTACCCCAGCGGGTCCTGAACAAATTGTTATTTGATTTTTTGCCAGTTTTTCATAGTATACCTCTTGATTTTCTGATAAAAATTTTTGTTTGGTTTTTTTTCTTAAAATACTACAAATCAAATCTTTCTTTGTTTTAATGAAAGGATGTTCTGTAACTTGGTTCTCACTTTTCCTAACGTTTTTTGCCATTTTTTTTTGTTTAAAACTAACTGTAAAATAATATTAAATAAATGAATATTAATATATTAATACATTTCATAAATTTTTCTTATACCATCTTCCAAAGATACTTTTGGTTTCCAATAATTTAATACGTAAGTATTTGGTTCATTTTTTTTATCTAATTGCACAGTATCTATAGAATTATTTGGTATTACTTCACAATTAGGGTTAATTTTCTTGATGACATTCGCGACATCAATTACTTTACTCCACTCGAAGCTCGAAAGTTCAAAATGTTGTTTTTTATCAATGTTATCATATTTTTCCATCAAAATATTTAAACATTCGCAACAATCTTCCGAATAAAGAAATTGTCTTTCTTCTTGACCGTTTGTTCTCATCTCTATTTTGTTGTTTCTTTTCGACATTAGAACAAAATCCGTTATTACATGAGATTTTTCAAAATCATGTTCATAACCATAAACATTCCAAAGTTTGGCCACAATACCTCCCAAAGATTCGGTATATAGTTCACCGATTCTTTTAGATAAACCATAGGAGGAATAAATCATGTTCGACATTTGAGTTGAAGTGAAAACAAATTTCTTATTGTACTTCTTCAAACTATCAAAAGTATATTCCATTATTTTGATATTGTTATCTAAAAATTCATAGGTTCCTTGATATTTCTCTAAATATTTAGACCCTCCAACATCAAAGGCTAGGAAGAAAACGAAATCGATTGAAGGGAGTATTTTATCTAAGATAGAAGGAATTCTTAGGTCTTCCTTTATGTCTCTTACAATGTCGAACTCAATAACTTCGTAATTTCTTTCTCTTAAAAATTTTACTAAGGGTACCCCTATTTGGCCAGAAGAGCCTAAAACAAGTATTTTCATAATTAAAGTTTTTGTAATATATCTGCGATTATATCATCAGTTGATACATAATTTTTTGCCAGTTCCAAATTTTTTTTCATATACTCCATTCTATCATAATAATCTCTAATTGTCAAGTTTGATAATATTTTATCCAATTCAGATATACTATCAAAACAAATAATACCTCTATCGTCAAAGTATTCATTTATGTTGGGGCATCCCCAAAAAATTGGAATTGTTCCTAACATAAAATTATCGAGAAGAACTTCTGTAAAAAAATTATCAATTTTACTATTCATCACTGAAATACTGAAATAGTACTCAGAAAGTGGGTCTATTTTGGAATTGAATGATTTATATCCCGAACCCCACATATCAATTTTGTGTTTTTGTGATAATGATTCGGATATTTGGTGTCTAAATCTATGCCCCTCAGTCATTCTTTTATTTGAGGCTATCATACTAAACATCTTTTTTTTATCATAAATCTTGGGTTCATGAACTCTAGATTGACCAACAATATATTTTACATATTTTTTATTTCTTTTCAGTAGTTCTGAGTCATACGTTAAAATATAGTCAAACTTATCTTCTAAATTTATTATTTTAGAGTATCCATCAGGTCTTACTGCTCTTGGTTCTAACAACCAAAAGACTTTTATGGTTGATTTTACTTTATCAAAATCGTAGTCGATATATCTGTCAGTAAAAACTGTGATGCCATCGAATACCATTTTACCGTTAATCCATTTAATTTTTTTAGGTTTCAGTAAATCAGAACATGTAATGTATCCTAACATACTTTCAGTATGTATAAATTCCATGTCGAATAAATTAACTTCTATCATTTTTTTTTATTTATAAATCAATTACCATTTCTTGCACTTATCAATTTTTCTAAATCTATTTGATACCTATTTTTTAGGTAATTTTCATGGTATGATTTCATATCAATTAAACCATGACTATCAACTATATCACTAATTTCATCTTTTTGTCTTTTTCCTGATGAATAATGCCTATGCTCAACAATTATTTCAGGGAAATAAAATAAAGTCCCTAAATCTGCCCCAAGTTGTTTCCAAAAATAATCAACCCAAAGGTATTTCAATTCAGGTGGAGACATATAACCAAGGACATCGACTATTTTAGAGTCCAAAAATGGTAAACCTACAATCTGATGTCGGTTAATCAAGTCGTTACCCCAAACTATACCATAGTCACCAATTTCATTTAATTTATTTATGAATGAGTCTTCCCAATTTTCAGTAACAAAGACACAATCATCTTCCATAAAAGAAATAAATTTATATTCTTTAGAATATTTTACGGCCATTTGATTGAGTATTTCTAATACACTTGAAGGTTCCACTTTTTCATAAATAAACGGATATTTTTCCTTAACTGTATCATATGTTTTATCCTCTAAATCTATTGCAACCAAAACGTCACTTTTTCCTTTTGTCGTAGTCATCCAAGATTCTGCGAACGTTTCGAAATCGTTCAATCTTTGTTTAGTGGGAAGTATGATTAATATTTTTTCTTTTTTCATTGTGTTATCTTTGTTTAAATTTATTAGAATATTTTTTTCTTAAGATTGTGAGACCGTTATTCCATGGTAAGGTTGAGAATTCCCAAAATTGAGGGTCTAGTTCCGCAACAGCTCTGTAAGGTCCACCGTTTGCCCATTGACCATCTTTCAAAGTAATATCTGAGTGATAAAAGGGCCAAGTTCCACCGTACATCAAGTCATGTATTAAAATTACTGTTGATGGGGAAACTAATTTATCTAAAATAGATAATTCTTTTTTCACATGGTCGTACGAGTGCCAATCATCAATATAAACTATGTCCAAACTTTGAGAACTGTCCCAATTTTCCAGATATTGTATTGCATCAATCTTTGTAAATTGCCAATATGGTTGCAGTTCATCGGGAACAACAAAATTAGTTTCATCTATATCAACAGAATAGACTTTACCTTGATTTAATTTTGCAGCTAATAGAAAAGGTAATGTAGTATCTCCGTTACGGACACCAAGCTCCAATATATTTTTTGCTTTAGAACCAACTACAATACTAAATAATGTAATTAAATGCCTATCAGAGTCTCCTTGTCCATTTATTGTTTTTTCTAATATAAAATCTAAATTCATAGTTTGCTAATTTATTTGTTTTATTTCATCATAAGAGTTCCAAGAATCAGGTAAAATACTGCTTATTTTTATTTCCTTTTTTTCAATCAACGATTCCCATAGACTGTAAAAATTATTATGGGTTTCTGATAGTTGATTGACTTTATATGGGTTTATTATTTGGACACCACTACAATATTTTCTTGTTTCAATTGTTCGACTGAGTGAGATAATATTGTTATTTTCATCTTCCTCTATGTAATCACCATGAACTCCATTCACAGGAGTTGTACCAATAATCATAATCGCCGGTTCCCCTTTTACAAAGTAATCATTATAAACTTGATTCAAGTCTATTTCTATTTTTATATCACAAGGAAGAACAATAATTGGTTCGTTAAAATTTTTAATAAAGCTGTTGAAAAGGAAATAAGAGTTATCTTGACTTATTGTATTTATAAACCCTTTGACTCTCGAATTCACTTTTTCAAAAATAAAATTAGGAAGATAATTGTAGGTCACATATATATTAATATTATATGTGGACAACAACTCGATAGAATTGTGAATTAAAGGGGTCCCATTTATTTCTACAACCGCCTTAGGGATATAGTTTGTCAATGGTCTCATTCTTGAACCAACACCCCCCGCAATAATAACTGAATTTTCAAACATTATATGACATCAGGTTTTGCCAAAATTAAACTAATTATTTCTTCTTTACTCAGTCTCGGAGAGTTACCTGAATGAAATACTTGTGTTAATTTTTTATTAGATTTAGTGTTTGGACTTATAATGTAGTGGGAAACACCATTTATATCTTCTTTAGTCGAGTATTCTAATTCAATCTCTCCAACCAAATACTCGTCATTTCTTTCTCCTGGTCTACCTTCAGATTGTTCCCACCTTCCGCCATAAAGTTCTACCCATACGTCAAGTATATCGCTAATTTGAGCAGACTTCATTTCTCTTGATAAAACTTTCCCTTTTATTTTGTCAATATTGTTTATTGCATCTATAACTAACTGAACAGCTTGTTCAACTGTGAAGAAAAACCTCCTCATTTCAGGTCCGGTTGATTTTATTATGCCATCTTTTTCTGACATAGTTTTCCATATCGGAAATGCAGAGCCTGTCGACCAAACAACGTTACCATATCTAACACAGGTAAACTTTGTTTTAGATTTTTCGTTCATGGAACAAAAAAGTTTTTCCATCGTAGATTTACTCAACCCGTATATATTTCGAATAGGTGGAGCCGCTTTATCTGTCGATATACCAACTACAATTTCAACATTTTTTTCGATTGCAACTCTTGCAACATTTTGAGAACCGATAACATTAACATCTATAGTTTCCATTGGGAACCTCTCACACAAATCTACAAATTTAGTTGCTGCTGCGTGAATAACTATATCCGGTTTAACTTCAGAAAAAACATCCCTGACAGATTCTATACTTGAAACGTCCATAGGTAAAACCTTACATCCTGTAAAGTTACCTGAACTAAAATTTTGTTTGTTATTTCTTGAAGCAAGAAATACTTCATAGTTGTTTTTTAGGTTTAAGGCTAAGTTTCTTCCTAAAAAACCACTTCCTCCTGTGATTAGAACTTTTTTCATTACATATTTGCTTTAAATGTTGAACTATTTTCTCCTATGTGAATACAATAAGAATCTTCCAAACAGGCGGAAAAAAAACCGAGCTCTTTCATTTTCTGATTTACACCTTGTTCATTTGTATATTGCTTATATGGCTTCACTAATTGATAATCGTTATTTCTCCTTAACCCTGGGTTCCACGAGAATCCGTGCCACTCCCCAAGATAATTTTGTTGGTATAAGTAGTATTTTGATTGATTTTTCAATTTGAATGGACCTACAATAGGATGAAAACTCCCTTTGGAGTTGTCATTTCTTCTCCTAATATTCACATTACTAATATTAGGAACTTCAACCAAAATATCCAAAGATTTTTCGATAAATCCTGAATTGATAAATTTCCAATCGTCTTCACAATGGAAAATATAATCTGTTTTTACAAATTCATAGGCTTTATCAATACTAGAGACTTGTCCTATGTTTTGCTCATTAATGATAATCTTGACGTTTTCTATGTTTTTGAAAATATTATTGAGTTCAAAAAAAGATTGAGAATTCTCTGAATTTTCAATTATAATATACTCTTTAATAGGATAAGTGTTTTGAGATAAAAAAGAATCAACAGTTTCTTTCAGAAAACTAAATCTTCCACATGATGTGAAAACAACTGTAACTTCATTCATTTTATTTTATTTTAAAACCAAATTTTATGAAATAAATAATTTAGTGTATTTTTTTCCCTTGGATTTTACATGTAATCCATACTTGACGGCCATGTTAAAGTTTTTATTATGCTCATTGGTTGGAAGTGTATTATTGTAGTAGTATAAAATTTCATTTAGGAAGAATGATTTTTCATTCCCACACATTTCACAGAATGGATATAAAAAAGATGCATCACCACAAAATTTATAATAAGTGTCTTTATCGAAAGGGTCCATCAAATCCTCTTTATTCAATTTGTGGAACAAGAAACATTTAGAAGTCCTAAAATGAGTAACAGACCAATAATTTCTACTCGAATAAATTATGTCATTTTCAGGTAATGGTCTTGATGACCCTATTCCACCACTGGAATTTTGGTGTTGTGACCATACCATCCATTTATTCTCGTTTTCATAAACTTCATTTATTTTGGAAACTGCGGTTCTTAGATAAAGTTTGTCATCTCCATCAACAACGCCTATTATTGATTCTTTGTTATCAACAAAATTGATGACACTTTCATACGTATTTCCGACAGGGTATAGTTTTTTTTGATTCTTGATAAAAATAAAGTCTTTATTATTAAACTTAGAAATTACTTCATCACCATCAACTCCTAAAAATTTTTTTATTTCAATATCAGTACCGTCAGTAGAACAATCATCTCTAATTATTACACCCAAATCTTCAAATGATTGTGTAAATATTGATGATAAACAGTCAACAATCAAATTTTTTGCATTATAAACAGGAACTATTATAATAAATTTATTGTATAATTTCATTTTTATAATAATATTTCTAAGTATTTTTCTTTAATTTTTTTTGATACATTCAATGAATGATATTTTTCCAAATCGTGTGGAGGTTCAAATTTTTCTTTTGATTCTACTACACCAAATGAATTAACTTTGTATATCCAACTTGGTTTACCGCACATCCAACTTTCAATAGTTGTTCTTCCTAATTGGATACCCGCAGTTTCTTCACATTGATTAATCAATGATTCGACATTCCAAGACGGTTTGAAATATTTAACATTCGGTTGTTCCTGTAGAATAGAAAGATAATTACTTTTATCTTCCCCCATCAACCAAAGTTCCTTATCATTTTGTTTGGTATAATCTAATAAATCCATAATGGTTTCTCTTCTCAAATAGTCTATAGTCCCAACAAAGAGTAAAGAAGGTTTAATCTGACCCTGTTTAGGTTTGAATTTTTCATTATCGACAGGATTATATATAACTTCGACCATTTCTTCAGGAATTTCAAAATCATTGACTATGTATTTTTTTATTTCAGGTCTGATAGCAATATATTTTTTTATTGACTCATGTTTGATTGGGTGTTCCAGTTCTATTATTTCTGAGTGTATTGTGTAAATTTTGTCAATATCAGGATAAAATTCACATAACCTTTCTGCAACTGGTCGGTGTTGTATATGAATCAAATCAAAATTTACATCCGATACCTTATACATCACATTTGGTTTTGATTTTTCAATTCCATTTGGACCATTGAATTCCCACTTACCGTCTCCCAATTTAAATCCTGGTGCCTGTTCAAAAGATACACATTTTATTCCTAATCTTTTTGCCATATCTGTTAGAGGACCCCCTATTTGCGAGATTATTGTTACGTCGCAATTTAATGAAATTAAGTTTTTGGCTAACTCATAGACATACAGTTCGGAACCTGTAAAATTACGGAAGAATAAACACCCTATTAAAACTTTTATTTTTTTATTAACATTAAATGGAACTTTTGTTGGTAAGTTATTTTTGTATTTTTGAACAAACTTAATTCTATTTTGTTCCCATTGGTCATTAGTCATCCCAATAGATTTGTGTGTAATTCTAATATTTGTTATAACGCCTACCTTGGTTCCTTTTAAAAAGTTTTCTAAACAAAATGATAAATCATAAAAGTGAAATCCTTCAAATTCTTCTATAAATCCTGAATTTAATCTTTTTTTGTTTACCGCAATAAATAAACCATCAACTATCACTGTTGGAATTATTGAATTATTTGAATTTTCGGAATATTTGGATTCCCATTTTTTTCCTTCATTTTCATGATTGACAATCCCGACCATGTTCCTTCTTTTGTTCGTTACCCACCATTGTCCAGTTTCTGATAAATCTGTTGTTCCTGCAACACCTAATATACCAAAATCTGTTTTTGTGAAATGTTTAACAATCTTATAATACCAAGACGGTGTGTCGAAATAGATGTCATCATGACAAAGAACAACTATGTCATTTTCCGACTCAGATAAGATTTCGTTATATACTTGACTGAGTGATTTTTCACCGTTGTTAATTTTTTCAATTACTTGAACTTTTTTAAATCCTGAACTTTTTTTCAAATACTCTACAAATTCAGGGTTTGTCTTTCTTGTTGAAAATCCAATTGTTAATGACATAAAATTATAAATTTAAACCAGTGCTCCCGAATCCATTTTCCCCTCTGTCCTTCTCTCCAATTTTATTAACTTTTTCTAATGTTACAAACTTACCCGAAAAAACAGGGCATAGAACTGCTTGAGCTACTTTCATTCCTTTTTTGATGGTACAAGTGTTTGAAGAAGTATTAAAAACAATAACTTTAATTTCTCCGTTATAACCTGAATCAACAGTTCCTGGTGTGTTTAACACCGTAAGTCCTTGGTTTATTGCCAAACCACTTTTGGGTCTTATTTGAATTTCAGTTGCTTCAGGGATTCCAAATTTAAGTCCGGTGGGAACCAAAGCCCTACCCATAGGAGGTATGGTAATTTCTTCGACAGAGCAAAGGTCAAATCCTGAGTCAGATTCAAATGCATACTTTGGTATAACACTATCAGGATGAATTGATTCTATTTCGAGTGTATGTTTGTGACTGTTAGAGGCGTATTCCTTTTCAAGTTCATCGACAGAAATACCTAATATATTTTCAATGTCTTCTTCTTTGAGTTCCACATCACCAATACCATAATTCTTTTTAAGTCTATCAAACTCTTTTTGTACTAAATTGAATAGTTCTTTATCCATTACTTTAAATTTATAAATTTTGAAACTACGTTATATAAAACTTGAACGTCTTTCTCGCAGTATTCGTTTATTTTATTATAATCTTTTTTATTCCAAAAGTTGTCATGAACTTTAGAACCATCCATATCTTCTGATTTAGATGATTCAACTCCCATGACACCACACATCAAGTCCAATGTGGATATAGAAGCATATTGTCCGAATTGCCAAACATCTCTTGTGTCTATCGCTTTAACCTCCCACGGTTTTGTATCGAAGGATGGTAAAATTTTAGGTGGCATCAACCCATTGATAACCATCCTTTTTCCTAATACAGGAATATCAAAATTCTTAACATTATGACCACATAACCAATATCCCATTTCACCACACTTTACCAAAGTTTTTTTAGTATCCTCAAGTAATTTCTTTTCATCAGTATTTGAAATAACAGTTGTCTTGAAGTTTCCTTTCATATCTACAAGTCCTAAACATACACATACAATTCTGTTGAACTCAGGAACTAATGCACTCCTTGAAATGAATAGTTCTTCCAAAGTTAAATTAGAATCTTCGGGAAACCTTTTTTTAAACCAAGACTCGTAGTGTTCGAATAGTGAATACAACTTTTCATCATTTTTTTTCAAATCAGATAAGGTCGAAGCACATCCAACTGTCTCAATATCAATGAATAAAAGTTTCTCTACTGGTAAATTTATCATATAATAGATTTATAGAATTCTGCTCTGTTTTTGGTAATAACTTTAAGGTCATAGATATCTTTTACTGTCTCATACAATCTTTCACCCATGTCTTTGATTAAGTTAGGGTTTTTCACAAGTTTTTCGATATACTTAGCCCAATCAGAATGGTTACGATTTTCATCTACTAATAAAGCGTTACCGTCAACAAAGTTACCGTTTTTTAAGCAATGTTTCAAATCTATTGTGTAAGGACCTAAATTTGATGCAATCAATGCTTTTTTGTAAAAACCCGATTCAATTACTTTTAGTTGTGACTTCATTCTGTTGAACATATGATTTTTCAATGGAGCCAAAGAAATATCAAACTTAGAATAGTTTTTAGCGTATGATGTTACAGGTTGTGTCCAAACTCTTCTATATGACTCATTTGTCATGTTGGAATACTCATCTTGGTTATAATTCAAAAGATGTTTTTTGTAGTCTTCTGATATAATCTGAAAATTCTGTGTGAATATTTTTTCATAAGTTGCCCATACAGTTTCTTCAGGTTTAATATCTCTTCTTTTTTGTTCTCCTGTTTCTTTATTGATTTCTGTAACACTTCCTCTGGTATCAAAACCGCAAAGAACATATTGAACCTTATCTTTTAACGGAATCAATTTACTGAACGATTGTTCTAAAAGTTGTAAGTCATGAAGATGTGAAGAACCTCCTAACCATCCAATTCTAATTCTATCAGATTCAGGTGTTGCTTCTTTAAACTGAGCTTCATTTGGATTAATCCCATTAGGGAATATTGTGACATTTTTGTTGGTTTTCTTTACTTCGTCGGCAAATAATGTTGTTGTGGTGGTGACGTATTTTGAATCACGTATATTGTTAACAATCTTTTCGTTGATTTTATTTACCCTGATTATGTCGTGAATTGGGTGTTCTTTACCCGGCATCCAATAATCATCAATATCACAAACAGTAGGTATACCCATACTATTTAGTTTTTTAATCATTATGTTAGCCAAATCAAAGTCGGTACCAATACTTCTGTGGTAGGAAATAATATCATAACTTTTCCAAAAGTTATCATCCTCCATTGGTGGGTCATATACAATATCTACATGGAAGTCATCAGGATATTGATTTTGTAATGCAATATGAGGGTCAACTGACCTGAATTTTCCGACACCTGTTCGGTCGGATGGTAAACATAAAACTTTAATTTTTGACATATTATTTTATTTCTATGTCAAAATATAGTTTTATTTTCTAAATAAAAAAAGTCTTACTGTAGTTTTTTGATTTTGGTAACTTTTCCTTCAAAAATGTGTTTTCCTACTTTGAAACTGAAAACCTCATTAGTTTTTTCTTCTGACTCAGTCAATAAACCTTCTTCCTTTAAAACTTTTCTAACCGCATTTTCAACCATTTTTTCGAGGTTAGGTATATTGGAAGGAATTTGTTGTTGTGATGAGGGAGTAGTATTATCATTTTGTTTTGTACCTTTCATCAACCTTGAGGCCTTTTCCACAAGTTCATTAGAAAGAGTTGGGCCAGTCTGCATTTGTGGCGGAACAATTGGATGTTCAATCATTAGTTTTTTAATTGCATCAGGTAATTTGGAGTTTTTAATTGCGTCAACAGTTGGGACTGAGGGATTTTTAGTGGGTCGTGACATTGGTGATTCTCCAAGAAATTCTTGTGGGATGTTATATTTTGCTTCAGTTGGTTGAAAACTTTGTAATTCTGTAGAAGGAAGTGAAATTCCTTGTGTTGTACCTCTTGCAATATTATTAGTTTTATCCATTATTGCTTTTGATATCATAAGTTTTTGCATTAATTGTTCCATAATTAAAATTTTGCTACAATAATAACATTTGTCATGCTTTTGTCACCATTTGGGTTAAAATTTGGTTTCATTTCTGAAAAATTTTCACCCGTTGGTTTTAACGAAAGTACTTTATCCAATCTGAATAATCTCCATCCTGGTAAGGGCTGCTCTCCCTTATATCCTGTGTGAGAAGCACCCTCTAAATCCCAAGCTCTAAAAACTTTATTTCCTGATTTACTTGTTCCCAAACAAACAGGTTCTATTTCTCTCAGACCACGTCCTCCAGGCTCATCACCATCGTAGTAGATGATGCATTTCTTTTTGTTTTTGATGCAGTCAACTATACTCTCGATTGAGGCGATTTCAACGATTAAACTTTTAAGTGTTGTCTCTAATCTCATAACTGAAAGTTAGGATAAGGTTTTTGTGAGTTAAATTTGTTAATTTTGATTTCGTTCTGTCTTTCTGCAATGTCCGTCTTATCACCGGCACTTTGATTATATACATCCAAATAAACTCCTGTACCTCTACCTTTGTTATCACCATCGGCAACAGCATCTCTATTTACTGAAGAGTATTCATTACCAACAGCGTTATAGTCATTTTTAGGGATTAGTTTGGCTCTTTCTTGGTCAGCAATTGCAGTAAGAGCATTAGGAACATCTTGTGATAAATCTAAAGTAAGTTCGTTTGCCATATTTTTATATTTTTGATATTAGTTGTTTTATCCTTTTCAGGGATTCAGTAACTTCAACATCGTATTTTGCTAAAGTATTTTTATGTTCTTTTGATTTTCTTACATCAACAAGTTTATCTTTTTGGTGAGGGTCCATAAATTGATTTTCCATACCGGTATCCATCTTATTTTGTTTGGTTTGATGAATACCCTCTCTCATTCTTCTAAGTTGATTATCAACCCATGTTTTCATTTTGAACTCACCATTAAGAATGAAAGGTAAATCTTCTTGTTTTCCTTGGAAATTATCGAAAAAATTTTTAATTCTTTTTAGTTGCTTATAATCTATAGTTTTTTGAGATTGTAGTTCTTTGTTTCTTTTGAAACCTTCTAAACTTTCATCTTGGCAATTTGCTTTTCGGAAACAAATAGTCATATGTTCCCTCATTTCTTTAGGAAACTCCACAATACCGCTAGCACTATTATATAAATCCTTATTCACCTTTTATCTGTTTTATAATTTGTTCCTTTGAAATTCCGTGTTTATCAATATTTTTCAAAAGTGATTTTAAATTTCTTCTTACTAAGAGTGGAAGTTCTTCTTCATTTTCTTTTGTCGACAAATCACTTTTACCTGTGTCTTTCTTTCTTGTTAGCATGTCTTCTAATACCTTAATCATTTTTTGTTTTTGAATTTCAGATATTGTTGCCTTTGTAACAAATCCTTTCTCATCGTAATATGGCGACCTTTTATCTTTCTTTCCTGAAGGGTCTTTTCCTTGTTGTTCAGTCCTATCTTTTGCTTCTTCAGGTTCCATTTCTAATTCATCTTTGTAATATTCATATGTTTCTTTACCGTCCAAATCTTTAGTTTCCTCGTATCCGAATGACTTTGACATATCACTTTCTCCCATTCCATATCCGTAATAATTTCTATAACCTCTAATCACAGGGTCATTTGTTTGTCTTGCCATTGCAATTGTTTGGTCCATAGTTTTTCTCGGATGTAGTTTCGGGTCTAAAATTGGAATTTTTGAATTCATTAAGTTACCATCAGCATTTACCAATTCCTCAATCTCACCGTTCATTTCCTCGGTAGATTTTTTTTCATCCTGTTTCAGTAATTTTTCCAAATATTTTTCGACCTTCTTCAATTTATCTTTTGGTATTTTAACCACTTTATCCTTTTTCCTTGCTTCAGTCAATGTTTTTTCCGAAGAGAAATAAAGTGAATAGTGTTCTCCTTTCTCCCTCAGCAAAAAATAGTAAGGGTTTGAAAAATATTCTTTATCTATACTAATCATCTTTTTTACTATAAATACACACACAAAGTGTATTTATTCTATAGATTATGTCATATCAGAATATAAATCAATATGTGTTCAAGAGGTTATATCTGAAACCTCTAAATGAAATTACCGATATCTCATTGGCATCGGATGAACGTGATTACGATGAAGAAGTTATTTTCTCACCATTATTGATAGGTGAAGATGACGGTAATAGGATGCCATTAAATTTTGATATCAATAGTTCAGACACTATTAATTGTATAAATTGTGGTAACTTCGATAGTGACGTAATTGTTTCAGAAAATTATTGGAATCCTTTAGGAATTGATTTGTTGGTTTGTTCTGCTAAAACTGAATTGTGTGATGTTGGCCTGACAGGAATGGATAATGGTTTGGTAAAAAGATTTTCAGGTGAAACGATAGAATTAAATACAGGATTATATACTTCAACTGCGGATAAATTTTCAAGATACAAATACGATAGAAGATTTAAGATGCACCCAATTACAGGGTTCACAACTACTTCTGATAGAATTTATAACGACGATTCTTACACATATAATTTATCGATTGATAATGATGCAAACGCTGTCGGAAATTATATAAAATTCGACGGAGGATTTTACCAAGGTTTTTACAAATCATTTGGTTATGACTATGAAGTTTTACCTGAGAGATTCAATTTAGGTTGGTCATCAGAGTTTATGTTAAGATACAGATGGACAGGTGATACGAGCGTAGGTTTGAATGAAAGGTATCCTGATAATAAAGGTATTTTCTTCTATTACGGAACTAGAGCAGAAAATAAATTTTATCACTATGCAAATGGTTCACCGATAACTGATTCGGGTTATACAAGAGTAACAGAAGGATTGAATTGTCTACTAACTTGCGGTTGTTCTCAAACAGGATATACCGCATCAACATGTGGATATGTTTATCAACAATCAGGTGTTACTTCTCAGAATTGTGCTTGTGGAAATTGTCCTTGTAGTTGTACTACGTATGCATCCATCCCTGAGTTGAACCCGTTATATGATGGTGTTTCAAATGCGTTATCTTTGAGACTTAGTGGTGATACAGGAAGTCCAAGGTTGTGTGTAAAAACATATAGGATAACTGGTGGATGTGAAACTACTGGACTTTGTTCCACAGGAATAACATATACCACAGGAACAAGTGTGACTGAATGGTGTTCAACAAGAGGTATTTTTGATGATTGTTCAGGAACAACTTATAGTCAAGAAGAAAGATGGGTTCAGATTGATGCAGTATTCCAAAGATATACCTATTGGGATGATTGTGACTTACTTTATAAAGGTGGGTTGGGTGAAATAGTTAAAACAGTATTTACAGCGTCATCAGCTCATAATAGTGTTAGTCTTATTGAACCACCAATAACTCAAGAAATACCTTACGACCCTGCAACTGTTGAAGTCGTTAATATTACTGAAAGATGGGTTGATGAAAAAAATGATAGATTGGGTTCTTTTAGATTTTATGTCAATGGTAAATTATTTTTAGTTGTAGAAAACTTTGAAGAAATTATACCAAGACCTCTAAACACTGCACGTGAAACACAAGTTGGTGTCGCATATAATATTTCTTTGGGTGGAGGTACACAGGGATTACACGATAATTTAACTCTTTCAGGTTGTCCTGTAACTTTATCAGGGATGACCTATCAACAAGACCCAGAATGTTTGACAACAGAAATTTTAGATGAAACCGAATACTCGGGATTGACAACTCACATTCGTTTAGAAAAGTTTTTTGGTGGTAGTTTTATTGGTGATATTAGTGCGTTTAGAATGTATTCAGAACCGTTGAATGCTGGCCAGATAAGACATAACTTTAGACTTTTAAAAACAAGGTACGGTTTATTAGACCCATTCTGTTTAAAATGTGAAGAACCTCCATCACCAGCTGCTGTAACACCTACCCCAACTATTTCACTTACACCAACTAATACTCCAACTATTTCACTTACTCCAACTAATACTCCAACTATTTCACTTACTCCAACTAATACTCCAACAACTTCTATAACACCAACTAATAGTCCAACTATTTCACGTACTCCAACTAATACACCAACTAATACTCCAACTATTTCACGTACTCCAACTAATACACCAACAACTTCTATAACACCAACTAATACTCCAACTGTTTCACGTACTCCAACCAATACACCAACAACTTCTATAACACCAACGACTACACTCACTCCAACTACAACCATAACACCTACAGTAACATTTACACCAACAACCACAATTACACTTACACCTACAATTACACCAACTATAACACCATCTCACACAACAATATATGAAAGTTGTTCAATAATTAATTTCAATTACGTGGGTCCTTTAAATCCTCTTTTTGAATTTGTTGATTGTTCTGGCAATACAAGACAAATAAATGGTGTTGAAGGTTGGAATAACGAGTTTTGTGGTAATTACAATAGCGTATTAGTTTTATCAGGAGATGGAGTTTACGCGTATATCGGACCTTGTCCTGACCCTTCAATATATAATCCAATTACTCTTCAGTTGGGATATAATTTTTCAGACCCAAATGAGTCTTGTTCGGCATCAACGTCAACGTATTATCAATCCCCTGGTGAAATTTTACAAATAGGTGACCATATTTACACAGATTACTCTTTAGACCCATATTTTTACGTCACCGATGGATACTACTCTGACGGAACATACGTTTATATTGTTACAGGAAATACAGGTTATATAGACTCAATAATTCCTTGTCCAAATGTAACTCCAACACAAACACCAACAAATACTCAAACTCCAACTAGTACACCAACACTAACTCAAACTTTAACAGAAACCCCAACAGAAACACCAACTAATACACCGACACAAACTTCAACAACAACTAATACACCTACTCCGACTCCAACGATGCCAGATACTAGCTTCTTATTACAGGAAGATAATTTTATGATTTTACAAGAAGATGGTTTTGGTATTTTAATACAAGTCGCGTCACCAACTCCTACTCAGACTCAAACTTCAACACCAACACCGACACCAACCGTTACACCAACACTAACTAGTACCGCAGGACTATCACCAACACCAACAATCACTTCAACTAATACACCGACTAATACTCCAACGGTAACTCCAACAAATACTATTACACCAACTAACTCCGTAACCCCAACTAATACCGTAACTCCAACAAACACAATAACACCATCAATAACTCTTTCGAACACCAGTACACCAACCAATACAATAACATCATCAATAACTCCAACACAAACACTAACACCTACTAGAACTCCAACACCAACTAGAACACAAACACCAACACCTACTAGAACACTAACACCTACCATCACACCACCTCCTGGAAATGTATGTGTTAGTGGAGCTGGAAGCCCAGTAAATGGAACATATCAATTTTTTGACTTTACTACTGAAAATGGAATAACAAGACCTAGATATTTTCCAATAGGTAGTACAGATGGTCTTCAAATTGTTATTTATCCTACAGGAGGAGGGGGAGGAAGCGCTGTATGGGCAATAGCTGATTTTGGAAATGAAGTTTCTTATTATTTTGGAAATACACAACCCGCTCCCGCATTTCCTTGGCTAGAAACCTCGTGGACACTTGGAAATAATGGAAGTACTCCGCTTCCAGTAGTTACTAGTGGACCTTGTTAGTATGATAATACAAACAATAGAGAATATTTATTAAATAAAAATAAAATGCCAAATTTACCAATATCAGGATTACCTAACTTAACCGCAGCAACCAATAATTCATTAATTGCTGTTGTTGCAAGTGGTGTTACCTATAACATAAACGTTCAGGATTTATGGAAAAGTGAACCGTTTGGCGTGATGTATCAGGATTTGATTCCTGATACGGACAATACTTACCAAATAGGGGATTTATTGAATTCCTTAAAATCTATTTATACAAATGCAATAGTTTTATCGGGTAACACAATTTCAGGTATAACAAATGAAAATTTACTCATAATTCCAGGAAATGGAGATATGTTTCTTAATGGAAATTTCTTACCTTTTTTTAGTGGTAATTCTTTGGGTTCAGTTGAACATCCTTGGAGTGATGTTATTTTAGGGAATGCCAGTTTGAAAATATTACCTGACGCCCCTTCAGGTAATACTGTAACCTTGAGTAATTTATTTAATTTTTTGAGGGTTCAATCAGGTGGTTTAATTGTTGAAGGGATAAGTGGAGAGACAGTAGATTTGGGTATTTTTAGAGTTGACCCCAATGGACAAGTTTATATCACATCTTCGTACCAAAATCCAAATAATGCTTCGGTTTTTGAAATTATAGGAAATGATGGGGGGTATTCAACTCCCCTTTTGTATCCTGGTGGAATGATTCATATAACTGGCCATGATGGTCAAACAAGTAGAATTAGTAACGATAGTTATGGAGACACAACATGGAGCCAATATGGTGGCCGAAATGCTGGTGGTACCGCAGAATTTCCAACAGAAACCAAAGAAGGGTCAATTGCAAGATTTATAGGTGTAGGTTGGAGACAAGGTGCTGGTTTCGGTAATCCAGGTGAGGAACCTCATACGTGGATGGATATGTATGCTTTAGGTGACTTCAGTGCTACAAGTACTCCAACAGAAATAAGATTTTACGCTACAAAACCAAATGAAATTCAAGGTTCATTATCCTTCATAATAAATCCATCAGGAATAACTATAACACAAAGTGGGTCGACGATAAAATTTGGTGACAATAGTATTCAAGAAACAGCATATCTTGGAACTGCAACTTCATCACAAATTGGAGGAGTAATGCCGGATAATATTACGATTGGAATAACAGGTGGAACAATTGGTTTAATTGATGGGGCAGGAACGAGTGGAAGTTCAGGAACAAGTGGCACATCAGGTTCTAGTGGGACATCTGGTTTTTCAGGTGATTTGTATAGAACAACTTCATCAACACTTTTAACAATCCAAACAGGAAGTACAGGTACATTTGTAGTCGGAACCAATTTAGGATATAGTATTGCTCAAGATGTGATAATTGCAAACAATTTATCTAACCATATGATAGGAATGGTTGTTAGTTACAACTCTTCTAATGGTAATATGGTGGTTGATGTTACAAATATAATTGGTAGTGGG